TCAAGACCCGCTTTCGTCCGGGTCGCTGATAACCTGCTCGCGCTCTTGGCTGCCGTCCCCGGGTGTCTCGCATTCGATGATGGTACGCAGGCCGCTTTGCCGGTCCAGCCGGATTTCAACCCGCTTCGTGATCCACAGCCCGCTTACCTCTGGCCGCCAGCCGGTGAGGTTCACCTGTTGCTCAGCCGTGACAGCCCAGGTCGCGCCCGGCAAGTCCAGATGCAGGGTACATGACCCGCTCTTGAAGCTGCGCAGCTTGGACTTTGCAACGCTGAGCGCCCGCATGGCGTCCGGCTGGGTGTGGTTATCGTGATGTACCTTCGTTGTGCCAACGCTGGCGTCTGTGACCGTTTGGCCGGCAGCGTTGACGGTCGTTGTCTTGCCGTTCGCAACGTCCACGTAGGAGGCTCGGGCGTCGTCAAAGTCGAGCTTCTTGGAAATCTTGCACTGCGACTTCATGCCCGGCGCGCGCGCGATGTTCACAACCGGCATGGCCGCGCCGGCCACCGTGTTGCCGGTACCAAAGGCGGAAATTGCCAGGGTGCCGTTGACCGGCTTGAACACGCCGGCGTAAAGCCGCGCCTGCCGCGTTAGGAGGTTCATATTGCTCTCCCTTGTCTGGTCAAGGTGCGTAATGGCGATGCTGGCAAGCGCCGGGTCGCAGGCGGCCTGTAGCCCGTGCTCCGCGGCGATGCCCTGGACGAGCGTCCCAAGCGTGATGTTGTCCCATGAGCGGGTGCGCCGGGTCTGCATGGCGATCCAGCTTGAGGCGTTTTGGAAGGGGCACGCGCTGCCGGAAACGGTGATCGAGTCGGGCGGCCCCTCAATGTCAACATCGTCAACCACGTACTGCCCCTGCTTCACGGCCTGTCCATCCTGCCCGATGCTGACCTGAATCATTTCCCCCTTCTTGGGAAGCGCGATGACGCCGCCGACATCGGATAGCCGAAAGCTCACGCTGTCGCTCTTCTCCTTCGATTCGTCGGTAAGGTACAACTCAAGCAGGATCGCGGAGTAGTCCCGATTCTGGCCGGCGTTGAAAACTGTGAAGTACGGCGTCATCCCAGGATCGTGAGAGACGGCGCTGGCGTGGCCGTGATGACCGGCAAGCTGATGGCAACACCAGCCGGCAGAATCGGCCCGTAGTCAGCCAGCCCGTTGTTGGCTGCCAGCACGGCCTCAACCTGCCCGTTATCCGTGCTTCCGTAGTAGGCCCAGCAGACGTAATCAACGGTATCGCCGGTCTTTGTGAGATAGCTGGCAGGCGTGCTCATACTCCAATCAGGTTCTCCGCGGCGTTCACGAGCGACTGAATGGCTGCCGTCATGTTACCAAACTGCTTAAGCCCGATTTCAAATTCGATCTTCCGAGGCTGGCCGTTACTGTCCAGTTCCGCCTTGTCCTCGATGACGGACTCGATAACCCAAAAGCCCAGGATCATGCCAACGCCGCTCACAAGCAGCATGGGCAGCCCCGCGGAGGCCATCACGGCAATGGTGTCCATCTGGAGCGTGCCGCCGTAATACTCCGGGTACATCACGCCCTTGAGCGTCATCTTCTCAGGTTTCGGGCCAGTGTATTGCAAATCGGGCGTTTGGCTGATGACCTCGTTTTCAACCCACTCCCATTCCCGCTGATGCTTCACGCCCTGCGGCGCGGCGGTCTGTAGGGAGAAAAGATACCCTCCAAGCACCATCATGGGGCTAGTCATGGAGATACCCTCCGGCCAGCGCGGGCTCCTGAGCCTGCAAGCGCGACTTCGTATCCGCCGCAACCTTTGCGGGGTCTTGACCGCTCGCGGTGTTCACCGTGATGTGATAGGTCGGGCTGTTATTCACGGTCGTTGTCGTTCCGGCCACGGGCGGAAGTTGCGGCAAGCTGCCGCGGATGACGCCGGCGCGACCATACCGCGCCTTGTTCGCAGCAACCTGAGCCTCGCCGGCCTGCCATTGCGCCGCGCTCGGGGCCGAGATTTTGCCGGAGCCAAATACGCCAGCAGCGCCGAACAGGCCATCAGAGAACGTACTTCGCACGCTGTTCCACGCATCGGCGATGGCGCGAATCGCCGCAAGAAAGTGATCCTCAAATGCCGTGACGTCGGCCTTGAAGGCCGTAAAATCCCCGGTGAAAAACCCTGTGAAAAGATCGACCGTGGCGTTGAACAGGTCGCAAATCGAGGCAAAGGCATTCCCGAAAATATCCTTCGCAGAAGTCCACGCCGCGGCCCATGTGGATTTGATGAAGTCCAAATGGGTGTAAATCTCGTAACTGGCGAGCGCGACGGCGGCCACTACACCGATAACCAGCCAGCCGATAGGCCCGATGCCTACCACAGCCGCCGCGCCGACCTTGTAGAGCGCGACCCCGAGTTGCCCGATTGAGATAACCAGCGGACCAAACTCAACCGCCGCCAGGATGCCCAGGGACAGCTTCAATGCCGCGCTGTCGCCAAGGATCGGCTGAAAGGCATCGTTGGCCCACTTCCACGCTGACACGATCTTGAGGCCGGTATCCCAAATGGACTGTCCGGCAGACATGATTGCCTTCCCAATGTCATTTGCCCACTTGATGAGGTTTCCGTTCTTCGTGTTGGTATTGATCCAGTCGAGAAGGTTGCCGAGCTTGCCCTTCATCCAATCGAAGAGCCCTGCGTTCATGATGTTCAACTCAAACATTTCCCACCTGGTGTTGAGGCTGGAAATCATGCCGGCCCACGTTTTCATAAACCTATCGGACGCCCCCTGGTACTTGTCGTTCCAAATGGCCTGAATGGTGGAAGCCACCATTTGCATGTTATGGGTGTCCACGGTTTTGACCTGCTTCTTGCCCATTTGGTCAAACCACGTGAATGTTTCCATACCCTTCTTTTTTGGGTCGGCGGTCGCGCCGATGCCGTAACCGCCAAGCATCGTGTACCGATGGCGGAAGATGGCGGAGGTCAGCGCGTCAACGGGGCGCGTCATATCCGTTTCACCGAATTGCGCCGCGGCGTTGGCAACGGTGGTCAGGATGCCGCTGGTCGGGTCGAGCCCGATGTTTTTCAGCTTCACGAAAGCTGCGGTAACATCGTCAATCTTGTATGGAACGGTTGGCTCGAAATTGGTAATCCACTGGAAGTTCTTCTCCGCGTCCGCGCTCGACAGCGAGACGTTGCGAAGCTGCGTTTTCAGGCTGTCAAACTTCGTGGCGTTGTCAAATAGCGTGGACTTGAACAGATAGCCCACGGTGCCGGCCACAAGACCGGCCTGCATGCCGAGGCTCTTCAATTCCGAGGTTACGCCGCCGAACGCGCTCCCGACCTCTTGCAGATGGCCGGTAATCGCCATGCGGCGATCCATCCTGGTGATCGAGGAGCCGAGCCGTTCCGTCTCCTTGTCGAGCTTCGAGGAGTCAATGCCGTTGCGCTTTAGCTGGTCATCCAGCTTGTGCATGGCCGCGTACTCCTGATCGACCACGCGGATTTGCTTCTGCACCGCGGCGGTCGCCTTTTCGGCGGCGCGCTGCTCTGCCGGCCCACCGCTGGCAGCCGCCGCCTGCGCTTTCTTCTCTTTCGCGATGAGCCGGTTTAGTTCCGCCTCCTCGCGCTTGATTGCGGCTTCCTGGTCTTTGGCCTCAAAGGCCAAGCTCTCCTTACTCCGGAGCGCGGCCATTTCCTTTCCGAGCTTGGATGTCTCCTGCGAGATTGCCTTGAAGGCATTCGCAACAGACTTATCCATCTGCCCGGAAATCGCGATGATGGCCGCAAACTTATTGCGGCTGCTCATGTAATCAGGATCGCGAGGTAGATCAACTCAGCGGCCAGTATCAGCATGAGGATTTGGAGGATGTTCATTTCGATTTCGGAAGCTCGCTCAGGTACTCTTGAAGCTCTTCAATTTCGAGGGCGTCAATCTCGCTTGGCTGCCACCCGGTATAACTCGCCAGCGCCAGGGTCGCGCGGGTGAGATACTGCCGGGTGATTATGCCAAAAAATCGCCGTAGATGCCTTTCAGCGTGAGGTAGTCGGCCCAATCAAGCCCCTGGATGCTCTCCGTGCTCAGGCCGCTCAGGAGCGAGAACAGCGCAACCTCCTGGTTGATGTCGCCGGTCGCTCCCTTCCGCGCGGTCTTGAGGTCTTTGACGGTCGGCTTCCGAAGCGTGATGGCCGTAACCTTCGTGCCGCCTTCAATGACAACCGGAACGCCCAGCATGATAGCCTTCCCGGGCTCGTAGTCCTTCACCGGATCACTGGCGGTCAGGTCGGCAAACGCGGTATTCAGGCGCTTGAAGTCGCCGGCGTCCATGTCCTCCACCGCGGCGGGCGAGATAAGGCAGAGATTCGAAATGAGGGCGATTGCCTGCTCGATCTCATCGCCAGCGGATGACGCGGATGCCATCATGTCGAGCACCTTGGGCCGGCGCATGGTGAGTGCCTTCAAGTCGCCGACTGGATACTTGAGAGTGATGTCTTTGGATTCGGGTTTGGTGGTTTGCATAGAGTAAGTGTCCAGTCAGGAAAACGGCCATGACCACTTTCGCAGTCATGGCCGCCAACCCCAACCAAACGGAAAGCTTGTTAAGAAATGCCCAGCGCGGTGCGAATCTTGGCGAGGGTATCCACGCCGTTGATGACGCGCTTCATGTTGATTACGTCGATCTCGGTAACGGCAACGCCGTTCACGTTGCGGCGATAGTAGGTCGCGTCAATGGTGAACTTGAGCGAGGATTTCGCCTGCGGCTGCCATGTGCCCGGGTCCATTTCGCGGACAGTTCCGCGGATGTACTCGACAATCGGCGTCACACTGCCGTTGAGATTCTGTAGCGCGCCGCGCGCCACAATGGGAATCGCATTGCCCGGACCGACGCCCCAGGTCGCGAGCGCCTGCGGGTCAAAGTCAGTGAGCGTGAACATGACCTCCATCGGCTCCATGCCGAGTTCAATCTTGAGGCTGGTATCGAGGCCACCGGCCTTGAAGTCCTCAGTGTGAAGCGTGAGCTTAGGGGGTTGAAACTCCTCGCAGTTGCCGGCGTACCCTTTGCCGTCAATGTATAGCTGGAAGTTTCTGAGAATGTTATCGGCTGCGGGCATGGCGCTTAGGAGTTTGAAGTGAGGGACGCGAGAAAGGTTTCAACCACCTGGTCAGAAATTTCGATGTCCTCAGCCGGGTAGCTCGGGGACCACCCGTAATTGAAGTACACCTTGCCGCTGGCGATGTTCGAAGGCGTGTTTAAGGTCGGGTTTGGATAGGCGTTTCCGCCCGCAATCGAACCCTGCGAAACGAGGGTTGCGAAGTAGTTGTTGATCTCGTCCGTAACGTCCGAGAAGAACGTACCGTTAACCGGATGGTCAACGGCCCAATCGTTCACGATGTCTTGAATCGACAGCGCAATAACATCGTCCGTCCTGGACACGCACAGGAAAGCAAAGGTCGGATCGGCGCTAAGGGTTCGATTGCCCCACAGCCGGAAACCGTTGCGGCGGATGAACGTCGCCACGTTTTGGCTGTTGAGATAGTTGGCCCGGCAATTCGGGTTGGCCTGCGTATAATCCACGGGCCGCGTGGTCCCCGTGATGCCTGTAACGGTCTGATTCGAGGGCGACCACCAAAAGCCGAGGTTGTTATCCACCCAGGCGATGAGGCCGGCAACGGTCGCGGAGTTCGTGACGTTGATCGTGTTGCCGGTCGGCGCGACCTCCTGCAATCCGGGGTCAACGAGGAACAGCCGGCGCGTGCCCCAGCCCTGCCCGTAGGCCACTGCGGCGGCGTCCGTGGTATTCGGACCCTCGACAATGACGTGCGCCCGGAGCGAGTTGGCGACATTGAGCAGCGCGTTGGTCACCGCGACCGCGCCGGTAAAGCCGTTGCCGGTGAAGCCGGGAGCAATGAGGATCATCGGGCGCACGCCGGTAAGCGCCTCAGCGCCCATGAACGCCTGCGCGCCGTGATAGCCGCCCTCGCCGTCAACGCTGCCGACAAGGTTGGTGCTCAGCGTGGCCGCAACCATGCTGTCCGTGACGCGCACAACGATAACCGTTGCCTCACCCTGGTTCGCAATGTCCGTGAGCGCCTGATAGCCGGTGCCTACCGTGCCAATCAGCGCCGCGGCCTGCTCAAGACCGCCCGGGACAAGCACGGGGGTATCAATCGGGAACGCGCAATCAATGCCGCCGCTGAGGAATAGCGCGGTGCTTGCCGTGACGACGCCGGCCCCACTGGACCCCGCGCCCTCCGTGACGGTAACCAGCGCAGCCGCCGCCAAATCGGCGTTGATGGCCGCGAGCACCTGAGCCGCCGTGCTGGTGATATTCCCCTCACCGTCCGTGGCGAGAGAAACGAGAATGGCCGTGGTATTGACCGCCACGGATAGCGCCTGAGTATCCGCCGCAGGATTCATCATCGCCACGGATATTTGATTGCCAACGCTGCCGCTGTTGACCGCCGTGAATACCAGCGCGTTGTTGGTGCCCGCCAAGCCGGTATTCAGCGTGGCCGCAACAGCCGCCTGCGCATTGTCGCCCGTACAGAGCAGCCCGATAACGGACGAAGATACGGAAGTGATCGGGGGCGGCGTGGAGGGCGCATTGGTGACCCGCGCGCCGTGGAAGAATTGACTCATAGATTAGTTGGGTCCGTGAACGAATGTGGCGCGCTCGACCGGGATGACAGGGGGCGTGTTTTGCAGCGACACAATTAACTTGGTCATGGTCGCTTTATCGAGAAGGTGTTGGTGATTGGTCAGAGCATTCAGCCCCGTAATGAGCGCAAGACTCAGCCAAGTGGCAACGGACTGCGGATCGCAGATTGCGGCCAGGGGCGGAAACTTCGCGCCGAGCCACGCGAACGCCTGGAGCACAACGAATAGGATGGCCGAATTGACGACCGCGGCGAACCTGCCGCTAAACTGTCGAATGACGAATTGGACGAAGGAGTTTTGCATAAGCTATTTCTTGGGGGATTTCATTAGCGGTAAGGGCCGATGAACTTGGACAGGTAAACCACAAGGGCAACGACCCCGACCACAAAGCCGGCTGAGAAAGCCGCCAAGTGAGTCAGGATCGTTGCTACCATGGGATGTTATCGGTCTTGAGCCAGATGATGTACTCGGTTTCGGGTGTGCCGTGCGGTCGTATGGTGTCAGCCTCAGCCGACAGCCGAAGGTGCAACAGCGGCAGGAGCAGGCGCTTCCACAGCGGCGGGCGCGGCGGGAGTGCTGGCAGCGGGCTCGACAGGAGCCGGAGCGCTGGCAACGGCAGGGAGAGCGCCGGAGGCGTTGAGCTTGCTGTAAGCGGCCTCGACAACGAGGTTAGCAGCGCCAGAGATAACAGTAAGGCCAGCGGACTCAGCCGCGGACGTGAGTTGCGAGACAGCCGCGGTGCGTTTTTCATCGGAGGGCAGGCCGGAGGTTGCGATGCCGAGCACGAGACTTTCCGCGACCGGCAGCATGGTGGAAACGAAGGTGCCGAGCGCTCCGGTAAAGATCGGCTTGAGCGCGGTGAGAAGCGCTTGCTCCTCGGCGGGAAGCTTGTCAAAGAACCGGGAGGCGTCGGCCTCGATGTTTGCGAAGAAGGTTTTGAGGGACATAGTATAGCGTTTGGTTACCTGGATACTGCGGCGATTACGCGTGGTGTTCTACCCCGCCATTTTCACTTCTTAAACAGGCAGTCAGCAATCCATCCGGCTATGACACCCATGCCCATCAGCGTGTATTGCCACCGCTCGACGGCAGCCAGGCGCTTGAATATTTCGGCGTCACGTTCCGCCAGCTTTCTCTCAAGCTCGCCCAGCCGCCACAGCACGAGTTTGGTGTTTCCATCCTCGCAATTCTCTTCCCTGTGCTGTGCTTCTTTATCGCTCATTGTGCTTGTTGGATAATGGACTGCGCCTGTAGCAAAGCGGCGTGCGTGTAACCCTGGTGCCGGATGATGTTACGGATTGCCGTTCGGGCATAGGCCGCCACGCTCATGCTTACGCTCGGGGCCTGCGGCTCGTTGAGGTATTCAGAGATTCGCCGCCAGCCATCGCCATCATCGGAATCGACGGGCGCGGCGGCGACAACCACCGGAGCGGGAGCCGACGCCGAGCCGGTAACGACAACCACCGGAGCGGGAGCCGACGCCGAGCCGGTAACGACAACCACCGGAGCGGGAGCCGACGCCGAGCCGGTAACGACAACCACCGGAGCGGGCGTCGGATCGGTTGGCGCAACTACCACGATGGGTGCCGGCGTTGGGATCGGCGCGGGCGCGGGCGTGTCATCGTCCTGAGCCCGCGCCACCCCGACCAGCATCAGTAATGCGGCGAGCCATTTCATTGCTGCAACTCCGTGATGGTGTAAGGCTGGCCGGCAGCCTGCGCAGCCATGTAGGCATTCGCGTTGACGATATTGCCGTCACAGTTACGAATCCACTGTGCCACGAACGCCGTGGCCGCATTCAGGAACTTGCCTTGCCGGGCAGTCGCAAAATTGCTCACAGCCAAATTAAGCGCCGCCGTATTGCTGCCGCTCAAGGCCAGATTCAGCGCGGGCGTTGCCGGGCCTAGAAGGGAGAAGCTGTTGTTAAATACAACCCCCGATGGCAGCGCAGTCCCGGCCAGTGGGTTCGTGCCCGTACCGCTGGACTCATACGCGATGAACTGATTCGCCCTGTAAAGATTCAGGTCCAGCGCACGGAAAGCGGTCGTGACCGCATTAATGCCGTCCTGCGACTTATTGTACGGCTGCATGTAGTAAATAAGTTCCGCCCAACTCAGGGCATCGGGTGACCGCTGAGCAACCTTCGCCCGGAATACATTCCAAGCGGGATACATGCTGTAACCGACAGCCGGCAGCGCCGTGGCAATCGAATCGGTATAGTCACCGGCATTGTATTGTGCCGTCGATTCCTTGGCGGCGATATTGCCATACTCCCGCCCCACCCAGGCGGCCTGTGTGGCGTTGTAGAGCGTGGAACTCAAGAGCGGTTGAATATACGCCAGCTTGGCCGGCAATGTGGGCGTGGCGTCCGTCTGGAATAGCACGGCGTCGGCGTAAAGATGGCCGATGGCCGTCGCGTCCGTGATGGTGCCGGACAACGTAGGATCGGCGAGCACCTGACCCGGAAACGCCGGGTAAGCATTGAGCAGGTTTATGACGGGCCGCGCGGTCAACATGAACTCCGCAGCGGCGGCGACATCCGCGGCGTCCGTGCCGCTGGAAATCACGCCATCGGCCAGGAGCAACCGCTGGGGGACCGAAAGCGATTTGTTCGTGTAGCTGGATGCAATCGGATTCGGAGTCGGAGTGGGCGTTGGGCTTTGCGCGCGCGAGTTACCCGGGAACGCAATCAGCGCAGAGATTGCGGCGGACAGTAGGGTTTTGGTGTATTTCATGTGATTTTAATAGTTGGTGAAAAAGAGAGTGAAGGCGGATGTATCGGAGGTTCCTGCGCTGCTTTTTACAACAGCATTGGTGCCTGTAATCACAAGCCCGAGCGCATTGGTTCCGGTGCTCTGGACCCACCCATGATGACCGGACAACCCGGCGTTGTGGATTGTGCAAGATCCAGACACCAAAATGCTGTTAAAGGCCGTGACGGTAGGAAGAACTTGCCACGTCGCGTTACCAGCTAGGTATTGGGACGAATTGTTTGGGTATCCACTGAGGTTGCTAACTGCGAAGTTGGCGCACTGGATGGAACCTCCCGTCCACGTGAGAACCGGCGTTATCCCATCCTCTGCGACTAGTTGCCGGTGAACAGGATCGACAGATAGTTTGCCCTTCGCGTATCCAGTGCCGTCCATGACGCCGCCCGAAATGGATGCGCTCGCGTCCCCCCACGTGATAACGTAGTTATCCCCAGACACCGCTAAGCACGCACCGGCCTCAAGGATCGGCGTGTTAGCAGTTGATTCCTGTTGCCCTTGGGCGAATATAATCGGCCCGGTGGCGATGCTTCCGCCAGATACTCCCGTGCGGGTAATCGTCAAAGTGGGCGACGTGAAGTTGACGCTCTGAGTAAAGACGCCAGCCGACGCCCCGGAGGTCGATTCCCCTACCAATGGGGTATCTTGTGATCCAGTGGCACTGAATATCTTTTGACCGTACATGGTCTGCATGTCGGTCCCCGTATTGACCAGCTTCCAGTTGGTTCCAGACGGAGCGGTTTGAGCAACAGCGGAACATGCCAGGGCAAAGAATATGGCGAGGTATCTCATTATTGTGCGATCTGTTGCAGATTTCCGTTGGCGTCGATAGATACCTTCCAATTCTGTCCATTCGAATCGACCAGCGTAATGAATGTTTGCGGCCCCTGGAGTGCGGAGATTGCCGCACCTAGGGTCGCCACAGCCGCCGCAAGCGCGGCGGGCTGCACGGCGCTTGCCGCGAGCGCGCCTTGGGCAACAGTGGCAAAGTAAGATGCAAGAAAAACCTGCAACTGAGCAGCCGAAACCTTGTAAGTCTCGCCGCTGTCATCTGCCGGAAATACGGTGCCTGCGTGAACGGCTCCAATCGCAGGCAGCGCGGAAATTGTTGTTTCTTCGTCCATAAAATTAGGCGGTTCGTTTCCAGAAATAGACCGTGATGTACGGTTGTAGGTTATTGTGAGCCCCACCGCCACCAGTGTTGTTGACGCTCAGCGCGCCGGATGAAGTGTTGGCCACATAGGCATAGCCCGCTTCACCGCCGTCCTGCATCTGGCTTCCGGCATTCTCTGAAATGATTTTGTTGAACGTGTGGCTATGAGCCGGGATTTCGCCAACAGCGAGGGTGTGTGTAAGCTCGCCGCCCGTTTGATCGAGCGCGCCAAAATTCGGGTCGCCCGTGTTGAAACCGACCAGCGTTTTCCCAGCACCGTAGGCCACCCAAGTGCCAAATCCCAAAATACCGTTCGGGTTCCCGGCCTGCCGCGTGATGAACAACTCCCCAACGGGATAGAGGGTTTGCAGCACAGCCAGAGTGATAGCCGCCATGGCCGCCGCTGAAAGGCTAACGGGAACGACGCTGGAAGGCAGCGGGTTGCGAGCATCTGCAAGGCGCGTATCGTTGCCAACGACTGCCTGATTGGCCGTGGCGTTACCGACCGCTGGCGCATTGAGCACCGCAGCGGTCCCGAGCCCGAGGTTGGCGCGCGAAACTGCCGCGCTCGCAACGTCGCTGAGATTGTTCGCCACCTGGAGGAAGTTGCCGGTCACCCAGCCGTGAAGCGTGAGCGGGGTAACGATGGTGGTATCATCCGTGCCGGCGTTGACCTCCGCTTGCGTGGCGATCTCCGCAACGCCCATAGTCGTCTGCGTGGCGGGCGGATACTGGAAGGTCGCAGTTCCCACCGTTACGCTGCCGGGCGGCAGCCCGGAGATAACAAAATCCGCGGCGATAAGGCCAACGCTGCCGGCGCTCTTCACGAAGATGGGAGTCGATTGCGAGTAAATCGCGAACAGCACCCCTGTGCTGGTGACGATCCCGACTTCGTAGGCCGTATAGGCGGCGTTTGTCGCATCCTCTGCGGTGATATGCACCATGCCGGCAGACGCCGCCACAGAGCCCACGGCGGCCAGAGTCGCGACCTGAGCTTGCAACGCCACAGCCGCCGCGGTAGGAGCCCAATTGCCGGTTCCAAGGGCGATGCTCGACAGCGTTACGGGGCCAAGCTCGCCGACATTGGCAAGGGCCTCGATGCCGGCATTGGTAATGATGAGGCTAAGAGCGGGCATTAGTAGAGTACGAGTTGAGCACCGCCCTCAGTTACAATCGGCCTGCCGTCATCGGTAATGAGACCGACCGCTTGGACGCTGCCGAGAGTCGCCGCAAATTCGAGCCGCTGAAACATCGTGGCGCACACGTAGCCCACTGCGTTGATGGTCCCGAGCAGGCCATTGACTTCCGACACGAACATTTCCGACCGCACGGGCTTCACGCGGTTGATGGCGTTGACGATGCTATCTTGCACCGCCGTGTAGGCATTGGTGCCAGCGACGATGACATTGAAAGTGTACGGTGTGCCGGGCGGCGATTGCTGCCACCATTCCACAATCACGGCACTTACCCCGAGCAGCGCGAAAACGGCCTTCACGGCACCCAGCGTGCCCTTGTGCCTGTGAATGTTGATCGACTGAATGATTGCGTTCCGCTTCTGTTGGTCGGTCCAGCTTGAATCCCAGGCATCGACCACAAGCGCCCACGCGAGCCACGGTAAGAGCGCGGATGGGCAAGTCTCAGGATTCCAAAGCTCACGGATCGGCACGGGGACCGCGGACATCCGCTCTGTGGCGCGCGCCATTTCATATTCCTGCTGCGTCCAGTTGGGAGGGACAAGCATGCTCACGACTCAATACCTCCCAGGGTAATGTTGATGTTCGCAGCCGGGCAGAATGCGGTGTGATGGTAATCAATCGCCACGTCCTCCGTGGGCGCTGTGACGGTGACATTGGTAACACCCGGCACCATCAGCGCGCCGATGATCGAATTGAGATACACAGGGAGGCCGACCTTGCTCCGAGCGGCAACAAGCGCTGCCACCGCAGCTTGCGCCGATGTCAACACGGTCGCGCCATCGGGGCCGTCGCCAACGAAAATTTCCGCCGTGATGGAGTAAGTCGTAACCGTAACGCTCTGGACGGTGACTTGATCGGTTAGGGGCCGGACACTCTGCGCATTCAACGCGGCGACTACGGCGGCGATCTCCGCGGCGCTGGCTGTCCCGTCAACGAGGCCGTTGGCCGGGTTGACGTAGGAATTGCTCATGATAGTCACAACCACGTCTCCGGGTGACACCGTGGGCGGCCCGACAACGGAGGCATCCTTGATGGTGCCCGCAGCGGACAGCGCCCAAAACTGATACGCCCCGACCGGCCCCGCCGTACTGAATCCGTCGAGCGATAGTTGCAGCCGACTGCGAAGCGCCGTATCAGACTCCATGACTGCCGGCGTGGCCGGGAAGGTGTCCGGGTTGGCCGGCGTGATTACCAGCCGCGTCACTCCGAACAACGCCGCTAATTGGTCAAGATCGCTTCCCGTAGCGTATGCTAGCATAACCGCTTGCGCCGCCTCGTTGACCTCCTGCCGTACCAGCATTTCCCGGTACGCGCAAATCTCCATGATCTTATACGCGGGATCGCTCTCGACTAGCGCCGTAAAGGTCGGGTCGTAAGTCTGGAGCGCGGCCAGCATTTGAGCAAAGATCGTCTCGTAGTTGAGAACCTGGACAACCTGCGGCGCGGGCAACTGCGATAGGTCAATCGTGCCCGTCATGGAATCGTGATGCCGTCGAGGGTGATGGTCTTACCATTCGGCAGATAGGTGCCCGTGAGAGAAAGAGTAACTTGCCCGGGTGTGATGGCCTGACAGAACACGCGCGTAAGCGAAATCCGGGGCTCCCAGCGCATGAGAGCAACTGCGGTTGCGTAGTAGATATTCGCGAGGGTCTGAGGGTTGGCCGGGTTATCAACGAGGTTCGCCAGGTTCGAGCCGTAATTGCGGCGCATGACGCGCGATCCAATCGGAGTGCCGAGGATGTCACGCACCGATTGCACGAAGTGCGCGAAGCCAGATAGAGGCTTGCCTGTGATTGCGTCGGTGCCGGACATGCGAGGTTCGACGGTACGCGCGCGGGAAGCTCGCCTTCTACCCCGCCGATTTCATTTGGTCGGCTCGCACCTTCGCTTCGTGGCAATGGTAGCGGCACGGCGCGCACACGGAGGCCGGGCACGCATCGTGTCCGCGGGCGTACCGCAACCGGCAGTCATCCTTAAACGGACATGACCGCCCGGGCGCTATCGTGCCACCTGCCGCAGCTACTTCGGAGACTGTCATGTTCCGGGTGTGGGTGGCCCGCTGGTTTCCTCGCCCGATGTCACCGCGCTGTGAGTGTGGGCCGCCAGGGTGATCGCCGCGCCCGCGGCCTCAATCGTAACATCGCCGCCGAATGAGCCCGCGCCCTCCGTGACGGTTAGGTTGCCGCTGCTAATCGTGACTTCCTGGTTGGCTGAGGTTCCTCCCGCAACAAGCTGGACAGTGTTACTCCCCGCGGCAGTGAGAGTGATGCCCGAGGCAGATAGCTGGATCGAAGTATTGCCAACAGTAAACGTGATTTGGCTGTTTGTTGCTTCAATGCTGACATTCGCGCCGACCGTGATTTTGACATCGTTTTGCTTTTGAACGGTTGTGGTATTACCCGTGGTAGTCGTACACGTGCCGTTGGTGCCGGCGTTGACGTTGACTTGTGGAGAGCCGGACACCGCCGATAGGTCGGCAGTGAGAATATGTTGCGCCCGGTCGTACTGGACGAAAGCGCCATCCTTGTAATCGTCGCGGGCGATGTCCGCGCTATTGCCGTTGGCGGGGTTGGCCGTGGAAAAAACACCCGGCAGCACAAAGCCGCATTCGAGGTCGCCGTTGGAAATGACGATAACCGACTCGCCGACTTCTGGCGCTCGCCATGACTTATTTCCGCCCGCGCGGACGGCTACCCATGGCAGCCAGGCCGTTTGATTATCGCCAAGGGTCACACGCAAGCGCGCATTCGGGTAGTCGGCGGCGACAACCTGCCCAAACTTCACGTGGTTGTCTTGCCGGCGCTCAACCTCGCCAAGCCGGGCCGCGCTCATACCGGACCACCCTCCACGGTCGCACTCTTCATTACCGGAGCCCCGCCGCACAGCACGAGGCCGCTATCCGTTACGAGCCGCGCGCCATCGCTGGTTAAAAATGCCGATTTCTCGGCCCAAATGTTGCAGCCCAGGAAGCACCCGTGCTTCCACTCCACCCGCCAGCACTCGTATTGGGCGGACTTCGCCGGGAACACGTCCGGCACGCACTCAAGGCCGGTCGGAATCTGGACAGGGCAACCCCATCGGTTATCGAATACGAAGGCCGCCACAGAGGCCGCGAGGCTGGCGGCGCACCGCTTAGCCTTCACCCCATCCTGAGCCTTGTACGACACGATACAGTAGGCCGCCAGCGTGATCTCCGCGGCGAATTGCCCCGTTCCGGCATCGCCGTTGCCATCGGGCGCGATGCCCACAATGTCAAAGGCAACGGCGGGCACCGCAACGGCGTCCTGCAACCGGAAATAGTCATCGACGGTCTGGAGCGCGGGAAACTTCGCCGTGAAGCGGGCTTTCAGCGCGTCAAGCAGCTCGTCAATGTCTAACTCTGGAAGCCGATTGGACATTAGAGGCGAGGTTGCCCGCGCTGGCCGTCCCAATTCTCCCCGAGGCTCGGCGGCACGGAGCACAGATGCCGGACAATCACGGTAGGCAGATGGCGGCGGCAGGAAGCTGGCCACTGCTCCGCAAAGAGCACGTCGTCATGCGCGGCAGTACCGAGGCTGTACGGATAGGGCTTCTGAGTGGATGCGTGCCACAACTGGAAGAACCCGATCGGAACGTAACCACGGAGGGCGTCCACATAGCGCGGGCTGATTGGTCTATTTCCGGGCGGGAAGAGAAACGCGCCGCCCTGATGCTGCGGGGTAATCGAGCCCTGTAATTCGGCTGTGCCAATAGCGTCCTCACGGTCGGCTCCGTAGATACACGAGGTATCCAGATGTGTGCCATTGAAGAGCAGACGGCGGAAGTTATCCGGCAACGCAATATCGCTGTCCAGATGCAGCCTCCATCCGTGATACTGAAAATGCCCCATGCCTGCGTTGAGCGCCGCGCCCTTGTTAAAGGATCGCCCATTCTTTTTGAAAAGGTCCGTCTGGACGCAAATCGCGCCGTGCTTTTGTGCTACCTGCTGAGTGGCACGGTCATCGTGGCTGGTGACCACAATCATCGTGTCGAGTTGCGGGTGGTTTAGCGTCAACGTCGCGTCGAGCATGTCATCGAATCCGACGCATGCGGTTACCGCCTCTATCCGGAGTGCGTCCGCCGTGTAAACTGATGGGTTTGTTTGGTGGCTGTAGTTCATTGGTTGATTACTGGGTTTGCTTGAAATCGGTCTAGGCCGCAATACGCTCCATTTGCCGGGAGAATTCCGTGTAAAGCCGCGTGTTGACCTGCTCAGAAATACGCCTCACCGCGGCCTCGCCTTCCTTCTGGATGTCCACGGTCTGCTTTTGGATCGGCAGCCGGGCTGCGCCCTTGCGCACCATAACTTGGCCGGCAAGCGGGCCATCGCCGCCGACAATGAAGGCATCGGGAAAGAATCGGCCTGCGGCCTGCACGCCGCCGCTTACTACTTTCGGATCGAGACGGCGCACGGAGATAGGATTGAGCCCAACCCAAATCCACCCGAAGTTATCCCGCACAGTAATGTGCATACGGCCCTGGATGACCCGTAGTTGAACACCCGTGGCCTTGGATACCTCGCGGCGCACCTGGACGCGCGCCCATTGCGTGACGCTGGTAATCGCGTTTTTCATCGCCAGCTTGATGCGCGCCGGCGCGGCGTCGAGCCCCTTGAGCGCGCCGTGCTGCCAGTCAAAGCGGATGTCGAGCTTGTCCATCAGTAGGGAGCCAGGTCGATAACAGCCATGCCGGTTCCAAGATCGGGCTGCACCTGGAGAACAGAGTAAGTGCCGCCGTTGAGAGTAAGCGGCGTCTCGCGGACGATGCCGCCAGCGGCGTTGAAAGGGACGTTGTCGCCGTTTACGTCAAGGATGTTCTTGCCCGTGGCATCCATGAGTACCGTTAACCGCGGAGTCGCGCCTTCCAGTATGTTCTCCCCTAGCGCGGCGTTGTAATACCCGTCATCGAAAACACCTTTGATGGTCGCAGTGCTGTCGCTCAACTGAAACACCGCGGCGCTGGAAAACTTTCCGCCAGTGAACAGCGCCCTTTGACCTAAGCTCATGCCGCTTGCAGGTTGTACCCGGGCGCAGGAATGCCAGGCCACAGGGTATAACTCACGCCGCTATCCACGCCGCCGCTGATTGGGCTCCATGGAATCCCGAGCGCCTTGGCCGTGGCAATGCTGATTTCCCCGAGCTTGGAACGCGGGCCAACATCGCCAACAACGGCCTCTGTGGTTGCTCCGTTGTAACTCACAACAGCCCGGCATCCAAGTACGATGCCTTGCACGCCCTCGATGATCGCGGGAGGCACGACAATGTAGCGATCCACGTCCGCATTCAGCGGCTCGCCATTCAGGTGAAGGCTGGTGTCCGATTGCTCGCAGGGATCGCCATGCGCCGGCCCCGTGCCATCATCGTCAATCGCCGCCTTGGCCGTGTAAGTAATCGAGCCGTCATCATTCAACGTGATGTCGTGTCCTTCGATGGTGGCAATGATAGACATGGCGGGGTGGCCTTACTACTTCTTCGCGGGCTCCTCGTAGAGCTTCGCCAGCCCGCGCGCAACAAGGTCGTTGGCGAGGCTCCTGCCGCATTCAACAACAGTGCCAGAGCCAAGCATCTTGCCGCCCAGCATGACGGTATCGAGGAGTTTGATTTTGAGTTTCATAGAAAATCGTTGCAGCGGAAGGATTTGAACCTTCGGCCTCTTGGTTATGAGCCAAGCGAGCTACCGGACTGCTCTACGCTGCGTTTTGAAAACTGCGTCCTACTTGCACCCCAAGTCGCACCGCCATTTCCTGGACCCGATTGCGAATTCCCCGAAGGGTTCCGCGTGAGGGCGAGGCACATTCTTTTGTGGCGACCGGAATTATGGCTTTCGGACGGTTAAAGTTTTGACCTACTTACAAATACGCTTTGCCGGCGGTAGTGCTTTCGGTCGTTTGAGGATTACGCCTGGTTGGCAACGGCGTTCTGATTTCCGTAGCAGAAGCTCTGCACGCGGCGCACGACGAAGTTGGTATCCTGAAAGGCGCTCACGATGACGCCGCCCTGCGTGGACTTCGTATAGGGATCGGCCAGGATTTCGAGCCCGCCCCACATGCCAATAATCAGGTCAGAGAAGTTACCAAAGAACAAATCCCCGGTGACAACCTGGTTGGTGATCGGGCAGTTATAGCCGTTGACAGTCTTTCCGGGCTCCCAAATGGTGCCGCCCTGCGGGATGGCCGCAGCCGGGAATTTGAGTGTGCCCTTGGCGTAGCCGCGGAAGGCCGCGTTGGCGACATAGGCCATGGTGTCAACATCCGCGTCATCCAACGCGATGCGGGTTTCCATGTTAACCAACTCAAGGTATGTCGGCTGCGCGCCGGCAAACTGCACGGCATTGATGCCGTTGGTGTTCTTGAGGCCAACGGGGTCGTTGGCGTTGCCCGTGCCGTAGTAGCCGGCCAGGTCGATAAGCTGCGCGAGCTTCTTGGCGATGTCGTTTCGCACGAGTGCTTCCACGCCAATGCTCGGTTGGGTCAGCATCTTGCGGGTGATGTACGCATAGGCCGCAGCGGTTTTCACCATGAGCGGAATCTGCCCGAAATCGACCTGCGTATTCGGGGCAACCGAATCTTCACCAATCCACCCGCCACCGTACTGGCTGGAGGTCATCTTGGGAATCTCGAAATTGCCAATCAGGCCGCCAAGTTGCATGCCAAGCTGCATGATGACGCACTTGTGCCGCAGAATCTCGATGAAGGCCGACGCGAGCAGCGTGTTCGCGATGACGTTGCCGCCGTCGCCGGTGTAACCCGGGCCGCCCTGTACGGAGATAGCGTTGTCGCGCTGGCGATTTCCGCCGTTGAGGGGCGCAAGCAGAACGTCCGTGGGAATCATCAGACCCTTGAGGGAGCGGTGTTTCACCTGGTCGCCTGCGGCGCGGCACGCTTCGAGTTCCAGCCTCGCGGATTCCTGGACACGCGGGTTGGTCGGATCGCTCAGCGCTCGGATGAGGTTCATGAAGCGGAAGCGGGACGCCTCCGCATTGGTCATGCCGACCGGATTGGTAGACTGGCTCAGCGTGTCGTTGCGCTGATTCACCTGTTCCAGCAAGAGACCGCGAACGGCCTCAAGGCTCAGGTTCTCGCGGAAGGCGCGCTCCGCGATCTCGGGGGCGTTGTAAGTCCGGCACGCTTCGAGGATCGAGGCCAGCCGGGTGCGCTCCGCGGCAGCCGCGCCGTTGGCGGCGCGTTGAAGCTCGTCAAAATTGGCCTCCGGGTTTGCGTCATTCGCGACGAAGCGAGCGGCGGGCGCGGGGTCGCGCCCCGTGCCGGTGGTTGCATTGGCTCCGGTGTCTGTTTCAAGGAACCGGCGTTGATAACGATTGCGTATGGGCATATTGCTGTTTTCTGTGGTGTTATCGGCGCGACTTACGCCGGTCGAAATATCTGCGGGAATGGTGACAATGGAGACTTCGGAGGGCTGCCACTTAGTCACCCGGTAAAGAATGCTGCCGTCCGCGCGCTTCTCCTGAGTGTACGCCTGGACCTTGTAGCGAACGGATGTATTTTGAAGCACGCCGGCGTCAATATCCTTCCAAATCTCCTGCGCGGGAGCGGATTGACTGCGGGCCTCAGTTGGCACGCTGCATCGACCCATCTTGTCGCTGTCGGTCCTGACGCTATCGAGGCGGCCAAGCGGAAAGTCGCGGTTGTGATTGAATAGCAGGAGGCCGGATGCCTGGAGGCGGGAGAGGTCGCACGCGCCAGGATCGTGACTTAGTACCTCGTACTCGCCGGGATATACCTCGATTTCCCGCTCGGAAGAAAACGACATATCAATGCCGCCGTCATCCCGCTTGCGAATGGAGGCACTTAGCGCGCGAGTCCGCTCCCCCTCGGCGGGGGTGGATTCACGCATGCGGTCTTGACCGATTTTCAGCACGGAGGTAATTTCGAAAGAGTTACGGAAGCAGAACGAGGTACTCGTAAGTGCCGGTGGTCGCCGTGCTGCCGACCGAAAATCCGGTCCCGCTCTGGAGCGCGGATGTAAAACAGCCCGTGGTCGCGCTGGTGACAGGCGTGTAAATGACGACATCGCCAGTGGCAACGGAAGTGCCTGATACATACGCAGTGCCGGAGGTCAGCGCGAAGGTGCCGGACTGCACAACAGCCGGAAAGTAGCTGTTGACATAGTTGGTCACCGCGCCCGGTACGGCGGGCTGAAATGGGGCCTGCGCAACGGCAACCGGAGGAGTGATGATGCCGGCAAGCGCGAGAGCAACTAGAATCGAGGCAATGAAGTTCTTCATAACAAGGACGAAGCGTTACTTCGTTTGCTTACCGTCATCTACCCCGCCAATTTCACTGCCACCCGGATTGGTGCCGGTAGATGACGCAGCTTCGGGCGGAAGCACTGGCGTTGCGCCTGGAGGAACCAGCGGCACGATGTTGCGCGCCTTCAATTCCTTGTCCTCGTGCTCGATCTCATCCCATACCTCTTCGGGATCGCGCTCGCCGATGTCGCGAATGATCGCCGACCGGCTCTTGAGCTTCTGACCAATCATGATCTGCGAGGCGTTGGCCTCGCCGCTCGGGTCAATCCACTGCCAGCGCTTGCCGGTAAACATGGCGTCCTTGAACTTCGCCAGCTTCTCAAAGGGCAGTGGCCGGCCATTCGGCAGCGTGATTTTCTGCGCCAGCAACGAGTATTCGAGCCACTTATCGTAGATCGGCTTGCACCATCCATCCTCTTGACAGCCCTGCATGCCAAGCCACACATCGCGCTCGTCAAGGGTTCCCTGACGAATCGAGGAAAAGGAAACCTGCGTTAAATCGCCGGAAATACTGTGGTAGGTCGAGAGCAGGCCGGCAGCGGCACTGCGCGCCATGGTGCGAATGAAGGGCTCAACCGCGGAGTCTGGGAATTGGGGGTTGAACTGGACAAAATCGCGGTCGCCGATGTTTTCAAACGCGCCGGGCTCCGAATCCATCGGCAATTCATCCTGGTCAACGTCATCATCCGTGCCGGCACCGTCTTTGAAAAATCCCATCTTCGAGGCGCTGACACGGAAGTTAGTCAATGCCGCATCCTCGCCTCCGCTGAGCATGCGCAGCCGCCATAGTGCTGTGCGCGTCCACGGAAGCCCGCGCTTCTGGCCGACGATCTCCGGCACGAACCAATGGATTACCTTACTGGCCTCGATGCGCTTGTTTTGGAACGGGTTGATGAGGTAGCCCATTTGCTGCTCATCCTGTTCCATGAAGTGATAAGCCACGGGGCGACCGCCGCCCTTCGGAAACTCGATGCCGTGCCGGACATAGTTGCCATTCGGGAGCGGCTGAAACTGGCGAGGGTTGAGCAACATCGGGTCAATCAACTCGATTGAGAAACCCCAAGGGCCGGCATCGGGTCCGGTGTGAACCAGCCCGATAGCCTCGCCGTCACGGGCGCACGTCGCGACCGCAAGGCGCTCCATTAGCGCGCGGCTCATCCGGCCATCGTGGCTGCAATTATCCGCCATTGACCACTGACGGAAGGCGCGGACGATAGCTTTTCCGGCTACGCGATCAACCGTCCCGTCATCATCCGTTGGGACCGGCGTCATCCTGAATCCATTCGGACCTGGGATGTTGTTTTGCATCAGCCAGATGAACTTACGCAGATGGTCGTAATCCTCGCAGCCATTGCGCGACCGCGCGCAAAGCGTGGTCCAGTGCTGATAAATGTATGCGTCCGCGGTGTGCGGAATTCCAGACCATGACGCCTCAAGGCGCGTCATCTTCGCCGCGCCGATGATGTTAGCCCCAAGGAGAGCACGCAGCGGCCCGCGCCCGCCGCCAGCCGGCGCGGAGCGCCTTCCGTCTGCGGCAGAAAGCTGGCGATTGTCTTGGCCGGGCAAGCAACGAGGCCGCGGGCGCATTTGAAAATCGCTCATACGTAGGTGTTAATGTTCGGGCCGGGACCAGCCAGGCCGCGCGCACGCCGACGCTCAGCGGCCACCTGATGCCGCCAGTAAGCGAGAAGCTGAATGATGCCTCCGCCCTTGCGGCCTTCCGGGTCGTCAAGCGGGTAGTTTTCGAGCTTCCGGTTGTTGATTTGGTAGCTCGATACGCTTTGATCTGAGTCAGGATTGCCAACGCCGGCCAGATACGCCTCAAGGGCATCCACGTTCTTTTGCGCCTGACTGCGGATGTCCGCGCCGTCACCCGAAGTGGATAGCGAGGCACTTACATGGAACCGCTCACGGGCGATAACGCGCTTGGTGCCGGTGGCGAAAGTACCCCATGATTCGAATTGGTAATTTCCTGCGGTCCATTCCGTGGAATCCACGGAAAACAGCCATGACCCGTTTTCGAGAGTGCCCGCCGCGCTCGCTGCGATGGGGCCGGCGATGTAGATTTGGGTCGAGGCGTAGCCTACCTCTGGCGCGTCACAGATTCGGACTGTGAAAGTTTCGCCAGCGACGATTTCTTGAGCATATCTGGCGACAAGCATTGAGAGTGTGGCTACCAACTCGAAACGTAACCCCTCCCGGGGCGACGGCGTTTAGGTCGCCTACCCTTTGTTTTTTCCGTCGATTCTTCTACCCCGCCAATTTCACTTTGTGTCTCGGCGTCATCGATAACGATAACCTCCTCGCCGCCACCAACCGTCACGACATGGGCTGGTGTCGCTTCCGGCTCTGATGTCGCGGGCGCTTCATGTTGCTCTTCGTCCGGCTCTTCCGGCCCGGATTCTGCACGTGGTCTTTTTGGCATAGGTTTGGCGCGTTGCTTCATTCGGAAGGCCAGCTTGGACCAATCCACACCGGCCAGGGTGATCGCCGCGAAGGCGTACACGCGAACGTCCAGCGCCTCGTTGCGGGTGTCCTTCGGACATTCAAAGCTGCGCTTCGGGAAACCCTTGATGTAAGTCGTGATGACTTTTTCCGCCGTGAGTTGGCGGAAGTAATCGAGTTCGCGGCCAAGCGGGAAATGGCAGAACCCAGGGCCGGGGCTGTCCAGCCGTAGCCGACGATAGATGATGGCCTTGGCTTGGTCGGTTCCAACCGTGTAGAGGGTGATCGGCACACGCCCCTTCTTTCCTGTTCCGCTCTTCTTGCCGCGCCCGATGATTGGGATTCCCTCGCCACCTTTGCCCTTCACGCCATAGATGCGGTCGCCGCGGTGGCGTTTGACATACCTGTAAGTCGCCTGTGTGTTCTGGCCGCCCGTATCGAGGCACGTCCATTCAATCGCCATGTCGCCGTAGATCGGGTGCGCCCACGATTTGCGGATATAATCCGTGAGCGCCTGCCACGGGCTGCCGGGCTGGCCTTCCTCAATGTCGGGGTCGCCGGCAAAAACCCGGTAATCGAGGCTCCATGATTCCTCACCGCCAGCCCATCCGACAACCTCAACTTCCAGCCGGTCGGGGTGCGTATCGACGCCGGCAGTCAGCATTAAAACGCGGTCGGGTACTTCATTCGGCCAGACCTCGCAGCGTTTTAACAGCGCGTGCTCATCCAGCGGTGCCCCGCCGTCAACCCATAGCTCGCCAAGCACGGTGTTAATGAAAACCTGCAACTGCTCCGGGTCATCCTTCGCGCGGATAAAGTCCGCCACGATCTCAGAGAGCGTGCGCCAGCTTGAGTACAGTTCGGAAATGTGGAATCCGGCAATGCCTGTCGGGTTGAGCGGCCCGGGCGACTTATCGGGGTCGCTGGCAATCCACGGATCAAAGCCAAGAATCTTCCGGGCGTTGCGGACCGCGGCGTTTTTCTCCGCGTTGTTGTACGAGCCAAAGCAGTGCGGGCAGATGAAGCGCGCCGTCTGCGGGTCGCTCTTGTCGTACTTGACATTCGACCACTTGAGCACGTGCGGGGCCTGACACCGGGGGCACGGAATGTGGTAATACCGCTTGTCTGACTGCTCGAATAACTTCTCAATGCGCGACAGCCCTTTGATGGTGGGCGTCGATATGTAAATGAAGCGCCTGTTCCAGAAATTTGCCGCCCGCTTTTTTCCGAGTAAGATGGGGTCGCCCTCGCGGCCCGACGAAAGGCCGTATCCGTCAACTTCATCGAAGGCGACAATGCGCTTGGGTTTGGATCGCAGCCCGGCAGGCGAGTTGGCTCCCGTGACTGAGATATTGCCGCCCGTGAAGGTCTTGTTGAGGATCGTGTTCTTGGCGTCCCGGCTCTTCGCATCGCCCACGATGCCCCGCAGACATGGCGTGTCCCGCAACATCGGGGCCAGCCGGTCGGCGGAAAAGTCTTTCGCCATCGGCTCAATGTTCGGCTGGACAACAAGGATGGGGGATGGGTCCTGCTCGATGAAGTACCCGCAGGTATTCAACACGATCTCCGTAAACCCAAGCTGCGCGGCCTTCATTACAACCGTTTCCTGGTTGATGGTGATGGAGTCCATCACGCCGCGCTGAGGCTCGAAGCGCGACGTGCGCCATCGTCCCGGCTCTGCCGCGGTGTCAGAAGAAAGTTGCCGCTTCGTGTCGGCCCACTCCGACAGCGACAGCCGCGGCGGCGGTCGCATGCCGGCAGTGATGTTGCGGACTAACTCCCGAAGCTCGGGCGTTGGTGGCTGATCAAACATCCTTCAAAAACCCGTAGGGCGAGCTTTGAAAGCCCTGGAAGCCGCATGCCGGACACAGCGCGTGGCGGTCAGAATCGGGATACAGCCGAACCATGAGAGCGCATCCGTTCGGACAAATGCCGTCCGCAATCCGGGCATCACTTCGCAAGTATGCGTCCACTTCTCGAAGGTCGAGGGCGAAGTTACCGCTACTCTCGATTGCGATGCCTGATTCCCGCCAGCGTTGGCCGCCGCGGTCGGCCCATGCTTGGAATTTTCCGGCGCTCCAACACGCTTCACAACATGGGATGGCTGCAACCCCCTCGCCTACCACGCCGCCGCTCGCGTCGAGGTCGCACACGATACATTTGGTGTAATCGAGCGTCCTCATTCTTCCAGTGGCGATGCAACCGGCTCCAATTCGGGCTCTTCCTGCTTTGCCAATTCCTTCCGTGCCTCGCCGACCACCGCGGCGGGATCGTACTCGCTCAATTCCGTGAGGGCGTCCCGGCAATGATCGTCCAGCACGGTAAAGCACTCGTCTGCCGTCGATAGGTTGGCGACAACGCCGGCGCACGCATTGGGCAGCGACAGCACCTTTGCGCGGAAGGCCGCGAGCATCTGCCCAACGTGATGCGCTACGGCCTTCCCGTCATGGAGTTCCCCGCGCATAAGCTGGTTGTCCATCGCCGCCTTGTCGGCCTTCTCCTTCGTCAACCGCGCCCGCTCGCGCTCGTAGTCCGCGCCGGCCTCTGTGGGCTCTTCACCGGCTGCATCGCGCTTCGCTGCCGGCGATTGGCGCTGGTAAGTGATGTACCCCTTGAGGCTTTCGACAAGGAGGTATTCCCCGCGCTTCGCTTTGACTACCACAGCTTGCCGCGCCAGTCGCGCAACATGATCTTCGTCAATGCCCAGGATGCCGGCAAGCTCGCCCACGCTGCACGTGACGGGCTCTGTGATGTCGGAAAACCTCACTTACTCCCCCTTTTTGAACGCGCGCGCGAGGGTTCCGTTCCGACACGGCGTTTTCCGCCACGTTCACTAGAGAAACTCTGCGCCTGTTTAGTAACCCGCACCGTGCCCCCATCGGAAGAACCTACTCCCAGGGGTGATATATCAGAGTTGAGAGTGAGAGTCGCATTCTTATTTCTGCGAGTGTCTGAATTGCGAAGTTCTCGAACATAATAATGCACCAAACGCTCTGTGACAGCGTATATGACTGCCAGCCGCGCAACGGCTATGCCCGAAACAAAAGCGCGTTGGATGGCCGCCTTGCGTGCTGCACGAGCAAGACACGAGCAGGCAGCAAGTTTTAGGTGTTGACCTCCGAACTGAGCGACCAGCAACGCGCAAGCCTGTACGCCAATTACATCGGTTATTCTCGCTGCGCGCTGCATTGACAGCGGCACGTAAATATCGCGCTGTTGAACGGCATTTGAGGCGCAAAGCAACAGCGTGGCATCGCGGCCAATGACATCGGCCACCATTTGGGCTGTTGATGGCAGGTCAACGAATGCCGTAACATCAGGCGCAACGCTGTATGATCCTGGCCTACCAGCGAGCCACGCGCGGATTGCTGGCTCTGTAGCCTCGCTGTCCGCTGGCGCACCCTCACGCTGCCAGCGTTTCAGTTTGGGCAACGTGATGCCGAAAACGGCGCAAATCTCGGGCTCTGAAAGTACGACAATGGGTTTCATGGAAGTTTTGTGCTTGACATTTGAAAAGCTGTGGTTCTTAGAATCTCCGTGTTGCTTCGTTGAGCGTGCCATACCGTGTGATGCCCGCCACCGCCTCATTGTCGCCGCCGCTTGGGCCTTGTGGTCGGCGCGATAGCCACGGGCATAGGCGTTGATCTGCGTGCGGTGACCCTTACGGTAACGCCGTGATTTCTCGCGGGCGTTGAGAGCCCCGCAATGCGCCAGCGCGAATCGTACTGAAACGGGCAGCAGCCCCATTCCATGGCTTCCAGCGGGCCGCGCAAGAGTTCCGGTGGCAGTGTCAAAAAGCTCCCAGCCGCGGCGCTTCAACATCCTGCATTGGTTTGGGTGCAGTTTCATAGCGCCAGAAACCTCCGCGCCTCCTCGCGGTCGCACTCCGCGACATCGGACCACTCAACGCGGTTATCCGATACAACGCCCTGCTCATGGAGCGCGTTCATTTCCTCTGCCGTTACGTCGCGGATCGCCTCACGGACGGATTGCGTCAGCCTTCCAACATTTGGTGCGTGGAAACTCATAGCGCGATGATTTGGCAAAACTCTCGAATCCTGCGCAGGATGGCCGCGCCGCGCTCTTGGCGAGTGAATTGCGAGGTAAACGCCTCGCCCACGTATTGCGTGGTAGCCATGATCGGCAGCATGTTGCCCGCGCGTTTCTCGATGACCGTCAGAAGCGATTCCTCGCTCGATTCCGTCATTTTCATTTGCCCTAGGTCATCGAAGTAAAACAGGTCAGCCGTTGCCGCCCTGTGAATCCACTCCTCTGCATCGCCGTCCATTGCCGCCCGGGCGGCGCTCAACCGAAAATCGCTGGCACCAAAGGCGATGATCTTGCGCCCGGCTTCGAATTCCCGGCGCAAAAGCTGGAACATCAGCCGCGTTTTCTGCTTACCCGTTTCGCCGTACAGCACAACGCCGCGCGGCCCATAGCGCCACTCCATGACCAGCGATAGGATGTCCTGCGGCAGCCGGGCGCGGTCGGTGTCCTGGTACAACGGCGGGCAGATACGCGCCCACTTGGCAGCGGCGATCTTACCCACACGCCTTGCGGCCTCTGCGGCAAGCGCCAGCGCCTCACTGCGCTGCTTTTCCTCCGTGCAGGCGTCACAGTGGCGCTGCCGGAAGATTTCGCGTCCGTAAAGCTCGCACACCCGCGGTGTGAACGGCGCTGCACACGTTTCGCATGGTTCGCCGGCTACCATTGGCTGCCCTCGATTTTGCCGCGCAGGGGTGGAGCGCCCGATTTGCCTGCGGCGGCGTTCAGCGGCCTCTCAGCGCGGTTCAACCAGTTCACAAAGCGCCGACGCGACAGTTGCTTGCGGTTGACTTCACACCACGCTCTGCATTTGCCGTACTCGATCCTCACCGGAATTCCCTGGTATGCGGGATCTGATTCCAGTCCTGTAAGCCACTCGTCATCAGACAACGCAGCAGCCTTCGTCGTTGGCGATGCCGGCGCATCGCTTTTTGCAACGGCGTGAGCCGTTGTTTTATCTGTATCCGAAGATGAAGATGAAGATGAAGATGCAATGTTATCGTTTGGTTTAACCACCGTTATAGGGGTGGTTATTTCACCGTTATTGTTTTGGCCGTGCCAGCGGCGTTCCATTCCCTTTTTACCGCCCTCACGGGACTTTTCAGACCAAGCCGCCTGCTTGGCGCGCTCCTTCTCAAGTCGCTCATGGATCATCCTGGATGGTTCGCTTACCGACTGCTTAAAGCATTTGATAACCACCGTTATAATTTGGTTATCCGCGCCCTTGCACAGCCTGGACAGCAAAATTGGATCGGCTGGAATGCTACCCTCGCGCCAGCAATAGGACAGGAGCCGGATGTAAGCCCCCTCCTCTGCCAGCGTCATCAGGCCAACGGTTTCGTCGGCGAGATAATCGGCTGCGTAAAACTGAAACGCTGGGGCCTTGGTCATGTAAGTTGGTCTTGACCGCTTTCAGTGATGGACGCGGCTGCGGAAACGCCATCTTCCAGCATTTCTCCAAAATCCGTTACCCCGCCGTTTTCAGATAGCGCGCCGTTTTCATCCGCCGTGATGGTCGCCCTGTTTTTCCGTTCATCCATCGTGTAATACCGGCAGGCGATCATTTCGATTTTGACGCCACGGCGCACAACGGACAGCAGAAGGTGAACCTCCGCGGCGGCGTTGTAAGTCACGCCCTCGGCGGCGTGCGCCTCTCGAATTTTAACGCCTACCTCAAGCAATCCCCAGCCAGGCGGAAGATCGCTCACGCGGATCATGCCGGCCACGGCCATAAAATACCGCTTGTGGCCCATTCCGCGCTCCGGCTGCTCACGGAAGTATTTCCGGCCATCGGCCAGGAAGTCTGCGCGCGAGGTCTTACACTCAACAAGGATGGAGCGCCCAGCAAGCCAGCCAATGGCATCGGGCGTCTCTGACTCGCTGGAAGCCATTTCAGTTACCACAACGGCACAGCGTTTCCGAATCAGCCACTTACGAGCAAGCTCAACAAGGTCAGGGTGCGTCATGCTGCGAGTCCTTCGATGGCGTTGATTGCCTCCCCGATGATTTGCGGGATTTGCGGACACACGGCGTTTCCGACGGCTGATACTCGATCATTGTAAAATTGATCGGGAAACCCATTATCCACTCCAATAAACTGACGGGTGGCTTGTAACCAAAACGGAATGCGTTCTCTCGGATTATAGGACTGTATCGGGCTCTTCCTGATTTGCTCAGGCCCCACCCTCGTTTGCCCATCGACTTCGTTGGACTTGGAAATAATCCACACTCTGTCTCTTTGGATAGGCGCGCCAACGGCGCAAGCTGGTAGGCAATGCCAGACAGAATCATACCTGAGCGCGACCAATCCGGAGAGATATTCCCCAAAAGCTCGCCCATCGGCAATAATTGCTGAGACTTGCTCCATGAGCACGTAGCGTGGTCGAAGTGCGCGCACGGCGTTAATGAAGGCCGGATAAAGGTGCCTTTCGTCGGCAAGGCCACATTGTTCCCCGGCAATGCTGAAAGGCTGACAAGGAGGGCTTCCGACAAGCACATCAGGTCGTGGGGGGGGGATTCAAGTAAGGTGTGGACATCGTTATACACTGGAACGCCGAATCTCGATTTTAGAAGCGCCCTGCAATACGGCTCTTGCTCGCATTGCCAAAGCAGATTCCACCCGCAGGCATTGAGGCCAACTTCCCATCCTCCCATGCCTGAAAATATCGTGGCATAGGTGAGCACTAATAATACTCCCCATATTGATGCTCAGGGGCAGGCAACAAGGTATCGAAGATTTCTTCGGTAACCATTTCACGAATTTCCGGGGTAAGCTTCTCCCGAATCCCGGGTGTCATTTCCTCTGACAGTCGCTCGCGCAACAGCGCCGGTATTTCGTCGTTTACCAGCAATCCCGAAACGTCACCCCATCGGCCAGACACAATCGACAGCAATGCGCGCTGTTCATCCTCATGCGCCAAAGCTTTTGCCCATGCCTCCTCATCGCGGCAGGCCAACACCTGGTCAGTTATCAGATTGTCGATTACAGCAGGATCAAGCGCATCCAACTCCCAGGAATCATCCCCATGCGTTCTGCGGTAAGAATCATACCTTGAATCGGTCTTTTTTGCAGGGTTTGGAGGCGGGTTGTAGTGCCTGATTTGATCCATATTGAGCGCCACTCGCTTAACCTCGATTGGCTGACCAACGAACATTTCCAGCCGGGCAATAATGTCCCGCGTCATGTCCACTCCAGACGGATCGTGGTCGCCAAGGTGAATAATTACCGGCTCTTGCCCTTGCTCGATGTAGTAAGCCAGGCGCTTTCCAGCCCCGTAAACCGCGCTTTGCGAAGTGAACCCGCGGCAAGAGAAGTAATCAACGTCCAACGGACGGCACGCCTTGTCTAAAATGCCCGCCAGCGCGTCTTTCTCCACCCATACCTCAATGCGGTGCCTCTGGCCCCATTTCGATGCCCATTTGTCGATTCGGAATGAGTTGGCCGCAGACTTGATAACATCGGATGGCTTTTCCCAATGACTCACCCCGCGTAGGCTGCGCGTCCTGTCCTCGATGGCATCCCAATCGACAAGTCCGGCGAGCCTAGCGTTGTTCATAATATCGCCAAGGAATTTGTAATTCGGCTGCGCGTTCTTCGTGCCGTTCGCATCACGAACCCACTTCGCGCCAGTCCATCGCCACTTCCTGTCATCCGGGAAAAGGTCATGTCCGACAATTTGATAATAGAGTTGCCGAAGCGTCAGGGTGTAACCTTGCGCTTGAAAATCCTCAATTATCTCGTTGCATTTATGGATCATCGCCAGCGTAGCGCGGCGCATCGGTAGCTCTCTGAATTGTTCTTTCATGGTGGTTGGGTGGTTAGTTAGCTAAAAAGGTTGCGCGGATTCGTCTCTCTCTCACTCTCTCTCTCTCTCTCTCTCTCGATTACCCTTTGCAGTGTTGGCAGAGCACGTAAGAGGCTGGATATTGCGCCTGGTATATCCCTCGTCAGGGTAGCGGCGGTTGCACTGCATTTGGTGCGCGAAGCGTCCCTTTGCTTCGTGGTAGCCAGTGACCACGCACCATTCCGCGAATTCCTCAAAGGTAAGATCGAAAGGCTTGCGCCGCCGCCGCGCGCTTGCCCGCAGGTTATTGAAGGAGTCCCGTATGGGATGGTTCGCCCGCCATTGCCGCATATGACACTTAGAGCACACGCCATGGCGCTGCTTGGGGCTGCAAGGATTGCGGCAGAACTTCACCGGGCACAATCCCGTGCGCTTGTGCGTGGTAAGCTCTAGCTCTAAGTGGTCAAGACCAATCACGCTTGCAGCCCCCATTCTTTCAGCCAGCGGATTACCTCTTCCAGTGAACGGACAACAGCCACACGCCAGCCATTCGTTTGCATCAGAGCGATGGCGAATAGCTGCTCTGAGCTTAACTTACCGTCCCCGAATTTGACCTCTAAGGCGCACGCGCCGCCATTGACTGAGAACAGGAAATCAGGCGTCCCGCTTGTGCCGGTGCGGCGCTTGTGCATTGCATCCTGGTCAAACCACACGCCGTGCAACCGCAGGTAATTTCCGATTTGTCCCTGTAAGTCGCGCTCGCTCCGCAGCGTAGCCTTCTCAATGGCCTCGCGGCGCGTCACGCCGGCCTTACCGAGTCGCTTGCGGTCCGCAGGGTTCATCTTCTCAAGAACGTGGTCAGGCAGGATCATTTATTGAACAGTCCCCAACAGCAGCGTTTGAATTTCTTGCCGCTGCCACACAGGCATTGGTCATTCCTCTGCGGCCTCTGGCTGCGCATGCGCACATGCCATCCGTCTTTGATTATACCCGTGAATTTACCTCCAAATGGTAAGTTGGCTAATTCAGGCGGAATCTTGAACGCTGGATCGAGGCCGCTCATTTACGGCCCCCGCACGGTTCGTTTGTGTCGTTCGCCCCGGCGACGTAGGCCACGGGCTGCGTTGAGGGCGTTACAACCACGCCGATGCGCTCGCCCACAAAGACTATCTTGCTATTTGCAAGCAGCCGGATACCCGGAATCGCCTCGCCGCATCGCTGGCACGTTCCATCTTCGGCGATGACATGGGTTTTGGAGAACACCATCACTTTGCCCCCGGGAATTCGTTGTGATCCACGCCGTCAAGGAGACGGCCCGCAGCGTGCTTTCCGACCAGCTTTAGAAAGTGACCCTCGATAGGTGCCCACTCGCCCCACTGCTTGAAAAGGAACGGTACGCTTAAATAACGGCACTGGTCGCGTAACGATTGAGCCCACTCCAATTCCATCGGACGCGCGCCAGGGCCGCTCTCGCCTCCGCAGATAACCCAATCAATCTTACCGCCGCCGATACGCTGAGGCAACCAATGGTCAATGCAGAGGAATTGAAGCAGCGGCTCGCATGACAGGAAGTGAACGCGAGCCGGAATTCCAAGTACCTGCGGAATGCGCTCCTCAGCGCGCCGTTGATCCTCTACGGTCGCGCCAATCCATACATTTTCCGGTATTAGCTCAGGGTTGCTCTGGCCGGATAGCCAGCAACTTGCGATATTGCCTTCCGGGTGTAGGAATTCGCTGGCCTCTGCAAGCCTGTCCTCCCAATTCTGCGGCCTTTTGGTAAGCAAAAGCCAATCAAGGAAAGGCGTTTTGTTGATTAGCTCAAGTAGGTCAGCAAGCCACTCAGCCGGAACTTGAGGGTCAAGCCAGTCGGCCAAGGATGCGCAGAACACGCGAGGCCGGCGCGGTTTCTCCGTATCGCCGCAGAGCCCTTCGTTCCACATTTCCTCTACCATTTCGGCCTTGCGGTTCCACGAGATAGGATTACGCCATGTTGACGCCGCTGTCCGGATGCGTGGGTTTCCCGCTCCCCAACGCACGCGACCATAGCGCGTATCCATCAGCGTTTCAGCGTAACAGTGAAGGCACCCAGGAGAAACCTTGCTGCAACCAATCCACGGGTTAAAGGTGTGGTCGCACCATTGAATTTTGGAGTTTTCCATATTACTTGTTTTGGTAGGTAGGTTTGCTAATTGGCTGCCCACGCAGAGGGCATCCGCATTGCTCCATGCACGCCACAGCCGTAGCAGCGATCTGCCGGACCTCATGCAGCGCGGAGTCGTCTCCGTGGCCTGTAACCCACTCGCGGCGCGCGTCGGCAACGAGCTTTTCAAGAATCAAAATCCATTCCGCGACAGAATGTTGATGGAGCGGCCACTTATCCTCTTGATAGGACCGCTCTCCGTTGATTGCGTAGAGAACGTCGCGCTTCACGATTGAGCCCCCTCTGGCGTAACGATACCCGTTGCTTCGTCGTACCGCATTTCCACTGACTCCGGCAGACCGTGCTTGGCGCGGATTCCCGCCCAAAACTTACACGCCTTTTTGAAGTCAAGACCATCAGCGCCCGTCACGCCGACATAGGTATTCGCCTCTTTTATCTCGCCGGGTTCCAGTGTGAACGACTCGTGCTTATGGGGCTCAGATTTGGGCTTTGCGTCCTCTACGGGAGGAGTGGAACCCGATGCTCCGGCTTCAATCCTTTTGAGCGACGGCGCGCTTTGCTTATCTTCGGCCGCGCCGCGTAGTACCTCGTCAACCACGGCCTTGAGCGCCTTCCCTTTCAGGCCAAGCGCCGCGCCCAGCATGTCAGTGAGCTTCGTTTTGGTCACCGTGGCGGCCTCCGTGAACGTCTCCGCGCTCACGCCGCGCTCCATGCACCGAGCCAGCACAACGCGAAGCTGCGTAATCGGGTGGTCAACGCGGCCAGGTTTCAGGCCCCACTTTCCGCCGCCCTCGATTGGCAGGCACTCAGGATCGGCCTCAAGCCTCCGTTTCGCCTCTGCCTCGATTTCGCCAATCATCTTCTTGGCCAGGCCGCAGCGGTCCAACAGCGCGGCAATCTGCTCATTGGTGACCACAAGGCCCGACTCATGGATTGTGAGCGCCGCCACTTTGGGGATAGAAGCTTGAGCCTTGTCACAATGCAGCTTGGCCGGGCAGTAGTTACATTGCACCGCGCCGGCGATGCGCGGCGCGTCCGGCTTGTTGCAGGCCTCGATTTCCGCCAGCCACTCATGCAGCGCTAGGGTAAGCGCCTCCGCGTCGTACCTGACCGGCATCGGTTTCTTACCATGGGCGCTGATGGTGGCAACGATGACCTCTTCGACATCGCCGCGGTTGACGTACTCAAGCACGGCGTAGGCGCGGAATTGGAGGTTGGTGTCCTCGCCCTCGACATCGCCCCACCCGGTTTTGATGTCTGGAATGACGGAGGTCTTGCCGATGCGCCAGATGCGGTCCGGCTGGCCGCTGGCGATCCTGCGCAGGCCGTCACGCAACCACAGCCGGCGCTCAACGATCTCCTCTGTGCCGGGCGGCACGCCAAGCGCCTCCTGGAGCCATCCAAGCCGCGACTGCACCGTTTCCAGCGCCAGCGTTTCCGTGTGCTCAAGATCAAGCTCCTCGCCGGCTGAGGCCGCGTGAATCCGCGTTCCGGTAACGGTCCACACCTTTTTCACGGGCTCCAATTCCACGCCCGCAGCGCGCAACTCGCGGATGAGATTCAGCGCGCCAGGGCAGCGCGAATCGCGCGCCCTGGACGATGCGGAGGGCAGCGAAAGACGTTCGTCGCTCACTGTGCGCCGCCCCCACGGATTTTCTCCACGAAGCCGGACCAGCCTTTAACCAATGTGACAATAACCTGTTCGTCGGCGTCGGCCAGGGACGCGATTTCCTCGCCCTGAGATGCCAGGAAGGTCAGCACGGAGGGTTCCTCAACGTGGGAGGCGCGCATGAGGTTGGTCAGCGCCTCGCGGGGAGTAGCCTTCACGACCTTGAGCGTGTTCGCCTTTGGCTGCTCTGCGGTCTGCTCAGGCAGCGCGGCAGCGCCAGCAGGATCGCCAAGCGGAAGCTCCTGCGCAGCTTCCACGGTTGCCGGCGCGAACACCGGCGCTTTGATCTCGACTGCGTTGGCCGGCCTGATGTCGTTGGCGTCGTCATCATCGTAGATACCGCCGAACCCGAAGGCCACGCGCCCGCACTGGATAAGCGCCTTGTGACGCAACATCCTGTGCTTCATCTTCCACGGTTCCGTGTTACGGGCGCATTCGGACAGATACTCCGTTACCTTGATGGCGCGTGTGCGATCCTTACGGTAGATGATCGCCGTGCAGGAAACCGGGCTGCCGTCCTTGTCGTTGTCCCACTCGAATTCAAGGCCATCCATCTGCGGATGGTCGTTGATAATGCGAATCCAGCCGTCCACGGATACAACCGGGACGATGCCGCCTCCCTTTGCGGGAAAGGCATAGATTTCCTTTGTGAGAGGGTTAAGCCCGTACTCATTGGCGACGATGCAGAGCGCCATAAGCTCTGCGTCGGTCGCCCCCTTGAATACGGTTACCTTGAGGGTTTCGAGTAACTTTGTAGGCTCGACAGAGAACCGCGAGGCCATGACCGCCAGGGCGCTCGTGCGCCCCGGCTTTTCGATTGGTGCAAGTGTTTGCTGTGACATGATAAGTGTAGGTTCGTTGATTGCTTACTTGCGAATGATGCCCTTGTGGGTCAGGCCAGCCGGGAGCGGATGATTGTAACCCTCGACGTTGAGGTAACCGCCAACGCTGGTCAGGCCAGCCGGGAGCGGATGATCAGGAAGCTTGTCGATAAAGACGGTGGTCTTGAGAAGCTTGGCGAGAACCTTCTTGGGGCACGCCGGGTCCGTTATAACACGCCAGCGGATGTCCCCGTATTGCTCGCCGGCGAAAATGCCGTCTTTGAGAAGCATGCGCTCTGCGTGCTGCGCAGGATCGCCAATGAGCTTTTCGAGCGCATGGTAATGGTTTTCGATAACCTTGCGCTGCCGCTCGTTGATCGGGCTACGGGTGATCTTGTCCGCGCCGGGGAACTTGCCGCGCCCGTTCCACTCGCACTCTACAAAGAAGGCATCGCGGTTGGGTTGATTTTCGCGCCATTTGGCCGCCTCGACGGCACCGGAATGGCTATTGCCTGGAATATGAGCAATCGCGCCGTCTGTGCGGACGCAGATTGAATGGCAGTCACACATAGTAGTATTTGGTTTGGTTTGGTTGGTAACTGCGTTGGGTTGTTAGAGACGTTCGGAGCCGCGTCCGACCTGGAGATAAAGCCTGTGGATTTCCTCGCGCCGCATCTTGCTCGCGAAGTTGTTATTCAACGTGAATTCGCTGTGCCGGCCATCCTCGAAGCCGGCCTTGTAGCCCAGCGCGCATCCGAATGCGCAAGCCAGGATGAGTAAGATTGCAACGTGCATCAGTATTGCCCGGTGGTTTTGATGTCGGACTTGGGAATCCAGATTTCATGGCCGCCGCCGCTGGCGACTATGAGGAACTTACGGGCGGTCGCCTTGAGGGTATCGACGGCGCGAGTTAGCATCCATCGTTCGTCAACGGTGTAGGGAACGGTAAGAGCGACAAAGCCAAGGCTGCGCGCTACTTCGGGGTATATTACTTCTGTAATCCGCATGGTGTTAGATTGTGGGTTTGATTGTGTGCGCTTTCTCGAATGCCTCGACGTGCGCCCGGGTGAACTTGACTAAGCGGCCCATCTTCAAGTACGCTATGCGCCCGGATGCCATCCACTCCTCAACGGTGCGGACACTTACTCCGAATTGCTCGGCAACTTGCTGCTTGGTGATTGGTTGCGCTGTCATGTGGCAGCCGCAGACTAAGGGTGGTTTTGGAAACCCCGTTTCCTCAAAGCCGGATTCCTCGACAATCCACGATATTCCACGATATAACCCTGATTTTCCACGAAACAGAACTACCAAAAAAAATTGACGCACATGAAAATAAGGCAAACCACAGACCTTGAAGGCGACCTATTGGACATCCACTTTTCAGCGGAGAAGTTTTTCCGCGGCGTGGTCATCGGCGAATGCGATCTCCTCGGAGAAAAGTACGTCGTCGCGCAGAACCCGGAGACGTTCTCTCAGGGCAAGCGCAAGGGAAAGCTCCGGCAGGGTCAAACGCTGATCCCGTGCCGCTCGATTCTCTACATCCAGAAGATCAACTCTTGATCTGCATCCCGGGGTTGGCGTAAAGCCACTCTTGGACCCATTCGGGGCGGCTCTTTCGGCCAGGAAATTTAGCGCCGCCCTTCTTTGCAGCCAGCACATAATCAAGCGATGTCCCAAGGATTTTCGCGAGGTCTTCCGCCGTGAACATCATCCACGGGTTCTCCTTCGCGACGGATACGAGTTTCTTTTGCTCCGCGCTCAACGCTCCGCCTTTCTTGTCGCGAGGCGACTAGAATTGCCATAAAACACTGTTGACTTGACGGGGCATGTAGGCCATGCTCTCCCGTCACTTCTGAATTGATCGTTCATCGGGTGACGCTTTTGGAGCCTCGCGAGTTCGTACCTCGCGGGGCTCTTTTGTTTTGGGGTTAAGGGGTCATTGCACTGAATGCACTGCGTTATGCTGCGTATATTCTTGCATCCTCTTTTGGATACAAGAAGAATCTGTGCCGACATGGAAAAAATCTCTAAACGTCCCCGGGTGCGCGAAATACAAATCAGGTGGCTCAAAGAGGACCTGTCTCCCGACCCAAAAAAAGACCTCCCGACGCGCTTCCAAAAGGCGCTCAACCGAAACGGCGCGCATCACACAACGACCGTCCGTGCGATGATTAAAGCCTATGTGGAAATCACAGAGGGCGAGAGTTCCAGCGTTGAGCGCGCCGCCCGCTCCTCGATTCCGAAAAAGTAATTCCATGGCACAGAGTTTCAGTGTCGAGCAATTGACCGGCAAGGGTGCATGTGGCTACACGGTCGTGTAGCCAGTTAAGTGTATGCCCTCGAAGCAAGTACGAATGCGGATGTCGTGGCCGCTTGACGAATTGGCCGGCCATTTGGCAGCCCATCACGGCTACCCGAGCAAGACGGCCTTCATCGAAGGACTGATTCGATGGGCGGCCACAAATGACCGCACGAGCAAGCACGAATTCTCACTCCCGATTTCAAGGCTGTCCGCGCGCGAGCAAGACAAGGTTGACGAGCGCCTTTTGAGGGAATGGAAAGACGGACACGCGCCGCCCACCGGGCCGCTGGACGCCCAAATATCGAAGCTGCGCGCGAAGCTGAAAAATCCCGGCAACTGATGGCTCTCGTAAAATGCAAAGAGTGCGGCGCGGAAGTCTCCACGAGAGCCCGAAAATGCCCATCGTGCGGCGTACCGATCGGGGTCATAAAGGGCGCTGTTGTCGGTTGCCTTACTGTCCTGCTGTTCGCCATCTTAGCCCTTTTCGGAATCTCAAAATGCGCGAAGAGTTTAGACACTCCCGCATCCTCACAGACCGCCCTCCCGCCATCAGCTACGCCGCAGCAATAGCCGCCGCGCGGTCGAAAGGATTGATGCCCCAATACTCCCGGGCATCTGCCGGCGTCACAAGCTCGCGATAGTGGGCAAAGAGGGTATCGGGGTCCGTGTGGCCCATTTCAAGCGTGAGGTCGTTTACATCGCGCTCATGCGCCAGGGAGTAGGAGCAAAACGAGTGGCGCGTTGCGTTATTCGGCCATGACCGGATTCCAGCAGTCTCGATAGCGGCCTCAAGGTCTTTGCGGAATTGCTGCGCGGTCAGCTTCACGAACGGGTACGCCGCCAGCCACGCGCGACAGTTCGCGCGCATTTTCACGAAGCGCCGGGATGCCCCGCGGGTCTTTGTGACGATCAACTCAACGAGGCCGGAATCGAAGCGGATGCACGCGGCCTCCGTGCGTTCCAATTCGGACCGCCGCGGGCCGCAGAAGAGCGCGATAGCCAGGTAGGGCACGAAGCGCGCTGGCGCGCCAGCAAGAAGCTTCCGCGCCTCGTCTGGCGTGAGGATGCCGATTTTCTCAACCGGCTCCTTGAAGCGCGACACCTGCTTGATGATGTTGCCCCGCTCGCGCGGGCACCATTCGCTTTCGATGGCGTGGGCAAAGAGCACGCTCAGATTCCTGCGCACGTTGTTCTTGCTGACCGCGCCGACCGGCAAGCCCTGGAGCCATTCACGAATCTCTTTCGGCGCGATGCTGGAAATCAGGCGATACCCGAACGCGCCCGCAAATCCCTCAACGCGCTCCGCGAGGTCGCGACGATACCGCACGCTGTGGCCGGCGCGTGACGCCAGAAGGCTCTCCACGGCCTTTTTGACGCTCACGGAGTCCGCTTGTGCCTTCCAGACGCCCAGCGCCACGGCAACGGCGTCCGCGATAGTCTTGCCGAACGGCGCGCACGCCTCCTGCCCCTGAATCGCCAGCACGCGCAATTCGTCCGTCATCCCGATTACCCCGAGACCGGAATTGCGCGCCTCGATGGCGCGAGCTTCCGCCCACGCCTTTGCCTTGCTCGCCTTATCGAAATACTTCCGATGGCGCGTGCCGCCCTCCTCCCACCTGACAACGGCCTGATAGCGCCCGGTCGCCACCGGCTTTACGCGGTATAGGGCCTTCATCGCGGGGTTGCTCCTGTCGCCATTGCGATTGCCGCCGCGGAAACCTCCATCGCTTCGTCAAGGTGCATTCCTTCCTCTGTAAGCTCCTTGAGTTGCTGGTAGCAGATTTCCAGCGCCTCAAGAAGCTGCGGTGCGGAAGCGATCAGGCGAGCGTTGGCGCGAGCTTCATCTTGCATCTCGTCCGGTTCCCAATCCCACAGATATACAGCCGCCAACTGCTCGTCATCAGGCCCCCGAAGCGAGAGGGATTCTGGCTTGACTGGGTCTAGCGGATGGTAATGCCACGGTCCCGGTGTGTGCTTTTGGGTGCTCATTCCACCCCCGGCTTTAAGTCGCACTCCTCTGCGTCAATTCTGGCCCTGAGGCGATCCGCTCTGGCCTTCGGGATATTTCGTAGCGGCCGCTCGTCCGACTTCCGAGGGCGACCACCCTTCGCGCCGTTGGCCCTGCTCGCCTCAGAGCGGGCCTTAGATTTCACGGAGCGGATGAGTTTACCGATGTTGATAGGCTTGTGGCAGTGAGGGCATTTCACGCCCGGGATGGTAGCGCCCAGGTCCGGCGAGCGCAACGCCTTGACCACTGCGGCCTCTGCTACCGCCTGATTCCACGCGCGGGCGCTCACAGTTTCACCCCTTCCGCTTTCGCGAGGGCCGCTTGAACCTCGTATGCAGCATCCATGATGTTGTCAGAATCAATGCCCTTGTAGGCAGGGATTTCACCGCGCTCAATGGCGAGGCGATTGGCGGCGATATTTCGGAGCGCCGATTCAGCGCGTCTCAACGCCTCCAAAAGCTCTGGAGCGGCAGCGATCAAGTGCGCGTTGGCTGCGATTTGGGGAGCGCGCACATTAACGTCTCCGTGGCAGTTGGACAGCGCTGGCAGCTTGCAAACCAACTCGCCCCGTGCGTCAACGATGTTCGGCTCGTGGAGTTTCGATATTGTGATGTCGATAATCTCCCACGGCCCCGGCGCGTGCTTAGTGACGCTCACTTCGCACCCCCTTCCTTGATTATTGCCGGCCAGAGCGGTACGCCGAATTGCTGGCAGGTTCTCCGGCAGTCCATCGCAACGTAGTCGAGGCTTAAGGCGATCTCGCGCTTGGCGCTCTTCCGGTTTTCGTTCTCAGAGGCGCACATTGCGGCGGCGAATGTCCTCATCGTGTCACACCAGCCGTAGCCGGCAGCCCGCATGAATGCTTGCCAGCCGTGAAGGGTTGCGAGGGTTTTGTTTGTGGTGCTCAT